ATGGGAGAATTCACAAAGGAACCTGGTGGTCACAGAGCCAATGATCCTGATGTAGGTTGGCACAACGAACCAGGCGGTGGTGGCTGGAAGTGTAATGAAGACCCTGGTACAGGTTGGAAAACAATTTTTGGGCCAGGGACAGGTATATAAGAAAAGGGGGGAACGAAATGAAAAGGTACATAAAAGATCCAGGTGGTTCAAAGATGATTTTCGATCCAGGTACAGGAATGGGGATTTTGGACCCAGGATCTGGTGGCGGGTATACAACTGATCCAGGCGGTGGAATGGGTATGTATGATCCTGGAGTAGGTGGAGGATACATAAAAGATCCAGGCACAGGAATATAAAAAAGAGAGCTAAGCGCTCTCTTTTTTTGTTGATAAAAATCTGTTAATTTTTACCGTTGCGATTGGAAATGTTTTCTACTACAATCGACTCATAACAGCTCGTTATGAGTTTTAAGGAACTTTGCATATAAAACGAGTTGTTTACAAAATTGTTCTCGTTGAGATTCATCCAGGCCTGCGAAAACCGTTTGAATTTCATCGAGGGCATTTGCTATGTTCTTTTCATGTGGTGTACTCGTTCTACCCATTAACGCATCAACAGAAATACCTAAATACGTTGCAATGCGATCGAGAGTGTCGAGATCAGGTTGATTATAGTTAATTTCTAAATTGCCAACTTGACTACGACTTAACTGTACTTTTTCACCGAACTCTGATTGAGTAAGGGAACGACTTGCTCTAAACTTTTTTAAATTTTCTCCAAATGTATTCATAGTTTTAGTATAAATACATGAGAATTTTTAGACTATACATGTCACGAAATCTGTCTGTATAATATCGAATGTCACATAAATTGACAACTAGTTCAAAAATATATAGAACAAATGTTCTTTTGGTGGTAAAATATTCTTAGTGGAAAAATGGATTTCTTGAAAAAACTTTCTCAACATGATTTGACTATAAACGGAATGAAGATTCTAAATCTTGTGATAAACTGATTTTAAAGAATAAATTAGAACAAAAAAGACCCATAGCGCAGCAAAAGTAGTGTGCAGCCACTCTTATGCTGTTCCCCTAATATGGTAGGGAAAACACTTGCCATGAGTCAGCACAAGTATAACATATTAAATTCAAAAAAGCTTAAATGGTATAGTTTTTCTATTGAGAAATTTCAGGGAAGGTGTCTCGCGTTCAAAGGAGGCTTCATTATGAATAAAGTATCTAGTTTAAGCGGTATTATTTTAGAGGATGAATTAAATTCATTAAAGCTTTCAAAAATAACAAATTTATCACAATCAAATTTATGGAAAACACTGAATGGAAAAGTGCCTATGACTTTCGCAAAATTAGTTAAGATATTAAATGGTCTTGATTCTGAAGAACAGAAGATGGAAGTAGTTAAAGAATTTTTAAATTGTACGGATAAAGAGGCAGATATAAGAACTGCAATGTATTATTTATATTTGTCAGGTTATACAGAGTTACTTCAAGACCTCGTGAAGAAAGAATATAAACAATCAGTAACTAATAATTACAGAGATGTATTCCGTGTCTGTTTAGATAGACAAACACATTCATTAAGAGCAGGAGCATTTCTTAAAGAAATTGAAATATTACGTACAAAGGTAAATCTAAATAAAACAGGTGTGAATATTCTTGTGAACACCTTAAGTGTATATGGCTATTTTGATTTAGGAGCATATAATGTATTAACAGTTATACAAGGAATGATACAAGAGAAAATTAATGGAATGCCAAAAGGTTTGGAAAAGACATTAAATGAAGTTGAATTAAATATAATTTGCGCATATGCATATTTAATGCAAGACGAAGTAAAAACAGCAAGGGAATTGTTACAGAATGTGCTAGAAAAACAAGAGATTCCACTTTTAATGAAAGCTACAGCACTAAGTATATTTGCTGAAAGTTATATTTTCTGTGATCCTGATAAAGCATTACATTTTTTTGAACTATCACTTTCAGAATTAAGAAAAATAAAGAATAACAAATCATTACTAAAAAGAAAATTAGTGGAAAATACGACCGCTTTTTGTTGTATTATTCATAATATTCATGTAAAATTAGAATATATACATGATAACGCTGAAATTGCGTTACAGTATATCCGTCAAAACAAGAAAAGCGAAGCTTGTGAAATATTAAATCGGATTAGTAATCGAACTGCAATCCAAGATTTTTATTTATCTGTTGCAACGAATGATGAAGAACTGCGCAGAAAAGCTTATCATCGGTTTTTAAAGGACGGAAACTTATTCTACATAAAAATTTTTGATATTTTAAAGTGAGGGATAGTGACAATGAAAAAAATAATTGCTAGTGTAGTTATTGCATGTACGCTCGCATTATCAGTCATATCGATTGGTTCGGTACCAACTAAAGATGATCAAGCTGCAGGAAACGTAAAAGAGACACAATTAATGAAAATGGATCCGGGTACTTTAGGATAATAAATAAATGAAAATGCCATTGCATCTAAGGGTGCAATGGCATTTCGTACGTTTAGGGGGGTATTCATTTTCTGCATTTTGATATTTTTGAATAATTAAGGATGATGGGGGAAGCGACGATGGAAAATGTACTAGAGAGCACATTATGGGAAATGTTAAAATTAGGAGTATTAACTACAGATGAGAATGAAAAAAAATTGGTAGAGAACATAAAAAATATAGTTAAAAAAGAAAAAAATGATTGTTAGCCCAATTGCTGACAATCATTTTTTGTTATGGCCTACAGCAGCCTTCATCATATCTAGTAACATATCTTGTTTTTCTTTTGGCATTTTTTCTAACATGTCAATTAGCTCGTTAAATTCTTTTCTTAATTCAGTGAACTGAACTGCATTTAATTCTGGATCATCAGATCGACCTAATAAATAATCGACAGATACGCCTAATACATCTGAAATGATAACTAAAGTTTCATTAGATGGCGAACTATAGCCTGTTTCATAATTAGAAATTGTAGTTTTCGTTACTTTAGTTTCTGTATCCATTTTTTCTTTTATCTTTAATGCTAATGCATCTTGTGTTAATCCACGTTTTTTTCTAGAAAGTTTTATCCTTTGCCCTAAAATAGTCATAAATTCACCCCATATATATTATATCCAAAACTGTAAACTGTTTTTCTAATTTGAAAGTACAACTAAATTGTACTTTGTTTGTAAAAGTTTTGCATTAGTTTTTTGAAACTTTGTTTAAAAATCCAAAAAACTCAAATATTATTATTGACAGTACAAAAAACTTGGATATATAATGAGTGTAACAAGTTCAAGAAAGTTGGATTTTAGGAGGTGTCATCATGGGAAAGAAAAGACATAATTTAATTAAAGCTCGCAAACGTAAAAATTTTACCCAGGAACAACTAGGGGCATTGATAAATAAACAGAAAACGGTAATCAGTAATTGGGAAACTGGCTACGCAACTCCAACATTAGATGATGCAATGCAAATAGCGCAAATATTAGAAGAAGACATATATAATCTTTTTTTAGGTGTTGAAGTTCAAGAAAATCAAACTTTATTTTAAAAAGTTCAATTGTAGGATGAATTAAATAAAAAATGAAAAGGAGCTAAAAACATGTACCAAATAAAACAATTACCATTCTCATTGAAAGCAGAGGATGTACAAGAATTCTTAAATATTTCTCGATCAGCCGCTTATGCACTTATGAAGAGAAAGGACTTCCCAACGATCGTAATTGGAAAAAGTAAACGTGTTAAAGCGGAAGACTTTCTTAAATGGGTAGAAGCACAAAAGGTGGGAACAAATGCTAGTTAAAACAGAATTTCAGATGTTTAACAAAATTACCGTTTGATAATTAAGGAGGTGATTTAGTGGAAGATACAGCATCGTTAGTAGTATTCGCAATATTTATCGCATGCAGTGTATTGTTGCTTTACATTACTTACGAACCGATAAAACGATGGGCTTGGAGTGACGTAGAACAAAATAAAAAGACCCATGGCAGTGGGTCCTTTAAGAAAAAACAATTGTTATAAGTATATCACGGAAAGTAGGGAAATAGTACATGGATTTAATCGAATATCAAGTGCTATTACCTAATAAGTTCTGGGACTTAGCAAAAAACAAAGAAGAATTAAAACAAATGATTGAACAATATTTCAAAGGTAGTTATCCACATTACAAAATAAAGAAAATTATTAGAAGTGGCGAATCGCACATAGCGATTTGTGAAAGGAAGTGGCTGATTTGAACAACATAGTTTTACAAATAGGACAGATGAACTTCCGTGGAAATGTCATAGATCATGGTTGGTTTAAAACACTCACACTGGATAATGGAAAACCAAATATGGTCGCGATTTCCATATTAGGAGAGGTTGTTTATTGGTACAAACCTACAGAAGTAAGAGATGAGCATTCAAATAATGTGAGATATAAACAAAAGTTTAAAGCGGATACGCTTCAAAAGAGTTATCAGCAATTTGCAGATTCATTTGGTTTTACAAAAAGACAAGTAAAAGATGCATGTGATTACTTGAAGGACAGAAGGTTAGTCCGTATCGAGTTTCGTACGGTATTTGTAAATGGAACTAGATGTAACAATGTAATGTTTATAGAGCCTATTCCTGAAGAAATACAAAAAATATCAATTTTATATTGGGAGAATGGCACCCCTCCTACATTAGAACGTAAGAGGGTATTACAACCAAATGTACCACCCTCTTACGATAAAACGGAAGAGCCTCCTACATTTAAACGTAAGACAAATACAAAGATTACTACAAAGAATACTACAGAGAATGTAAGTAGTAGTAGCATCTTCTCTTTCTACGAAAATAATTTCGGTATTTTAAATTCATTCATAGCCGAAAATATTTCGCAATGGATAAACGATACGAACGAAGAACTTGTACAAGCAGCTATGGAACGTGCTTTGAAACAGCAGAAAAAATGGAATTATGCTGAGGGCATTTTAAAACAGTGGGTTAACAATAATGTGAAAACTTTAAAAGATGTTGATGCTTTAGAAACTGAATATCAACGAAATAAAGGAGTGAAAAAGCGTGTCGGAATCAATCGGAAGAGTGATGACTCGGATAGTGAATACATCGGCTTGTAGTGAAGAAACGGAAGGGTATACATGCGAACACTGTAATAAATATATCGCAGCAATCACTGTAGAAGTTCCACAGTTACGTATTAAAAATAAAATACTTCCTACATGTGAGTGTGTTGTAGAACGTGAAGAAGCAGAAATACGTGAAGCTCAAAACTTTGCTAAGAAACGAGAAATAGAAAAGTTGTTCAGCATCAGTAACTTAGGAGAAAGGTTCTCCAAAAGTACATTTGAATCGTTTCTAGATAGAAATGGATCAGAGACAGCTTATAAAGTTGCGGTGAAATACGTGAAGACGTTTAAAGAGTGGAAAGGTGAATCGTTACTACTTTGGGGAGAACCTGGTAATGGTAAAACCCATTTAGCAGCCGCGATTGTAAATGAGCTTTCTAAAAAAGGATACATTGTCGTATTTCAAAGCGTTCCAGAATTATTACAACGCATTCGCAGTACGTTTAACAGCGAAAACAAAGAAAATGAAACACAAATTATGAGAGCTCTTTTAGAATGCGACTTACTTATATTAGATGATATTGGGGCAGAAAAAACTACGGAGTGGGTAGAAGAAAAATTGTTCAATATCATTGATGGTCGGTACAGAAAAGAACTTCCTACTCTGTATACGAGTAATTTAGAACCAAAAGAATTGAAACATCAAGTTGGTAAACGTTCATATGACCGAATGGTTGAAACAAGTCTAACTGTAAAAAATGAAGCTGCGAGTTATAGAAGAGAAATAGCGAAGCAACGTTTACAAAGATTTGTAGAAGCATAAAAGGAGGAATAAGCATGTGTGTATCATGTCGTAATACAGGCATCATTCGTAAAGAAACTTATCCGGGTGTAATTGAAACGAACGGTTGTAATTGTGAAGTAGCAAAGCAACAGCAAGCAGAAAATGATAAGCGTTGGCAAGCATGGTTAATAAAATTTGAATCAATGAAACAAGAATTACGACGTAAACAGCAACAAAAAGTTAGCTAACAAGAAAAAGGAGGATTTCAGTCGTATGAAGCCTACGAAAGTTGAAATCGATGTTACTGATAATAAAATTTATGTGGTTAAAAATGGTGAGGTTACTCCACTGAATCCTCCAGTAACAGGGTTTGGGGAACAAGTAATCACTTGGCAAGGTGGGAAAGTTGATCGTGTATCAACTACCATCACGGAAAAAATAAAATAACTGGGGATGCGATTATGAAGCAATTAACTATTGATGATGTTATGGGTAGTTTCAACTATGACGCGATAAGTACCAGTGAAAAGTTTTTGAATCCAAGCTATGAAGTCCACTTTTACGATAAAGAGGAACGGCAAAAGATGGATTGTTTTGATGCTAAGACTGAAGTTGAAGCTTGGAATGCAGCTATAGAAGAGCATGGAAAAGGTATTCAGAAGATTAGGATAACTTATTCGAACCGTAACAGAGCCGAATTTTTGGCACTCGATTAGGAGGGGAAATTGATGGCTTTCAATCGTTGGTTAACTGATGAGGAATATCAGCAGGCTGAATCAAATGGTATTAGTAGAAGAGTCCTTTACATGAGGATGTATAGATACGGTTGGGAATTGCAAGAAGCATTAACTACACCACCAAGAACATATTGGCATATGGGCGAGGGGAAACACAATAAATGGCTAAAATTAGCTGAAGAAAATGGAATTAATTCAAGCACTTTTTATAGCAGGGTAAATAATGGTTGGGACCCTAAAGATGCAGCAACTATTCCGACGCGTAAACAAATTGATAGGAAGGAACTTGTTAAAATCGCTGAATCCAATGGCATAAGCGTAAGTACTTTCAGATCTAGATTGAGTTATGGATGGGAACCGATAAAAGCAGCTACAACACCAGCTAAGGCTAAAAATAAAAATATTAGTTAAGAGGAGTAGATGAAAATGAAAGTTATGGAAAACGGTGTATTGGAAGCAACGAAATTAATTAGTGAAGCAAGAAAAGGTGAACAGGTTATAAAAGAAGCTACGGTTTTACAGATTGCAAGTATTTTATCAATCGGGGAATTAAACGATTATCAAGAAGCGACATTACGTACTTGGAATAACAAAACTGATTTTGGAGGACGTGTTTCAAATGCAGCTTTAGGACTTACAGGAGAAGCTGGTGAAGTTGCTGATATTGTTAAAAAAGCAATTTATCATGGTCATGGATTTCAACCATCGCATGGTCCAGGAGAAGAGGATGGAAATACTCATAAATTAGCCTTAGAGCTTGGTGACATTATGTATTATGTTTCGATTATGGCGCACGAAGTGGGATATACATTACAAGATATTGCTGAAATGAATATCGCTAAATTAGCTAAAAGATATCCAGACGGATTTAGCCGGGAAGCAAGTCAAGCGCGTGTCGATGTAAAGTAAGTAAAAAGTCCTAGCTTAAAATGCTAGGACTTAAGGAAGTAAAGCTGTTGCAATTGTCGATTCCATATTTATGACTGTAAGGAACTTTCATAGTATAACTAATTATTTATTATAAGTATATATAAATTTTAAAAAATTCTACAAAATGTTTTTTATAGATTTTAATCAAATTTGAATTTTGTACAAAAGTGAGGGATAAGGGATGGAACAATGTGAGTATTGTACTGGAAATTCGTATAAACGAAAGCCACTGATGCAAAACGGTAAAGGCGATTATTACGTCTCTATAAACAGTTGTAATTATTTAGAGGATAGTGAAGTTGGAGATAGAAACGTTAAGTTTTCTTTATTTGGAGAAAGAATAAATTTCTGTCCTATGTGTGGCAGGGAATTAAAAGAAAACTAAACAAAAGCGTTATTTGAATAGAAAATGGCAGGTAATTGACTAAGTTACCTGCCGCGATCCAAAACAGTCCGGAGGAACAAGCTCCGTTTTAAAAGAGTGTAGTCATGGGAAGTTGACTTGTAGATAGTATGTGTAATGTGGAAAAGAATATTCGTAAAGGGGAATGAAAAATGAATACAGTTACTATTAAATTCGGTCAAGGTACAGAAGCTTGGAAGGATATGCAAGAAGTAGTTAAAGCTCTACATGATAAAGGATATATTGCTCAGCCTTACGAGGATATTGGAACGGTAAAACTAACTAAGAAAATCAATGACGAATTAGTGGATAAGAAACAGCAATTTAATTGTGATATTTGCTTTTTAAATAAGGATATTGAAGAAAAGTCTATATATCAATTTGATGAAGGTGGCGACATTGTAGCATGTGTAGATTGTGAGAAAAAAGCATTTGAACAGTCAAAAAACCAAACAAAATAGTTATTCGAATAAGAAAAGAGGAGCGGCGATGAAGAAACAAAGATGGAGAAAAACAAAAGTTAAAACTTGTTACTTATGTGACAAGAAATTAAATATAAACCAGATCCGAGGCATAAATGATTGGAGTTATAAAAACAAAATTTTGTATTGGTGTGAGGATTGCGTAGAGTATTAAAACAAAATTCTTATTGTATGACCAAAAATAAAAGAACCCGTTTGCTATAAACGGATTCTTCTCTCAAGGTCTGCAAGAAATTCAAGGTAACTGGACCAGAGCACCATATTGAATTTCTTATGATATTAATGTATTCAAAGAAATCTAAAAGATGAATGGGAATTAAATAAAATCTTTATTTAAATAAAAAGAGCGCTAATCGAGAGCGCTCCTTATACCTCATTATAACGACAGTGACGAACTCACATTATTTAGAAAGGCACTATTATTGTATGTCAAAGTATGAGAGTAGTGAATGGATTTAGACAAAATCGGTATTTGAATAGAAAAAGAGATAGGGTTCACAACCCCATCTCTTCCAACAGAGATAAGTGCAGTTTTGCTTCTTCGCAATTTGGATTAATACAGTAATGAATAAACGAATGTTCATCGTGTTGTATGAGAGGTTGATCACAAGATACACATGTATATAGTGAGAGCATTTTATATACCTCCTTACAAATTATGGATTAATTTTAACATAGTTTTAGCTGGTTGAGGAGTAAGAAAAAATCGTTATTTAAATAAAAGAAACCCCGTTTGTCCGCGGGGTTCCTAAGGGTAATTGTCAAGTAATGACGTACTCAACTAAATAACCATATCATGAATTTTTTTGTAAAAACACTGGTAAATGTGTCCAAAAAAATGAGGGCATCATTTTCAACAAAAACGCTATTTGGGAAGGAAGGAGAATGAACAGTGAAGGTAAAGGAGTACGTCGTTTATAAAGGTGAATCATTCGTATGTGTCGGGACCATACTGCAATGCGCTCAACATATGGGCGTACGTCCTGAAACCGTTAAATTTTATAAAAGACCAGCGTATAAAAGGCGAGTAGCAGAACGAAAAAATGCTAGAAATTATATAACTGTTACGGAACTTGAGGAAGATTAATATAAAAATTTCATTTTGTAGAAAAGGAAGATGTTAAATGTACTTTATTGATAAAGAAGAAGATTTAATCGGAAAAGAAATAGCTTTTACACACATGGCTCAATTTGCTGAAGCTATTACGATTGTCACAAAGGATAAGGGAATCTTTGTAGTTGAGCAATGGCGCGAAGATGATCACAGTGAAATTCATGCTTACAGTAAAGGCAACGCTAGAGCTTATATATTAAAAAAGGATTGGTTAAGAAAAACATTGCATGAAAAAGGAATAATATCTCATGAAGAAATTGAAGAGTATGAGAATCAAAGACGATTAGAACAACAAAAACAACAAGAGGAATATAAAAGAAAACGAGAAGAACAGGAAAAAATAACTTATGAACGATTGAAAGCGAAATTTGAAGTTCCTAAAAATTAAAAGAGCAGCTAGCAAAAGCTAACTGCTCGGTTCTCCAAGGGGGAACAAGGAGAAAGTAACTTAATGGGTTGTTTACAGTATTGACGGAATATTGAGTTTGATTCAGTAAGGATTGTAAATCTGTTCAATAAAATTTGATTGAATCTCATGGAAATATATTCGATTCATTTATAAATGATCATAGCTTTAACAATTTCATAATAGTATTTCTTCCATGTTATTGTTTGATCGTTTTTAGCAGTTAAGGTTAGAAAAAACTTAAGCATTATATTATCACCCTTTCTTAAGTTTAATTTTATAAGGGAACATACAAAATTAACATTTTGTATGTAATGAATATGTATAAGTATTTTGATGTATGAAACTAATAATCCTTATTTTCCTAGCAAATGAAATTATCAGAAAAAGTTTACTGACAAGAAAATATCTTCGGGGTTTTTAACAAAATAATCCTTTGAATAGAAAGTGAGAAAAATATGTTACCAAATAACAAGATCTATAAACATTTATTCTCGTTACTTATCGCCCTTCATGTGGGATTAGCAATTATAGCAGCGATACAGCAGAAGTGGTGGGATGTAGCAGACACGTTAGGTGGAGCGACACTTTTGATAGCCATTGTACTTGTAATTGAACATGGTCAAGTTAAAAAATGGGCAGCAATGCTGTTCACTATAACAGCTATTGAGAATGGATTAGAAGTTGCAAATCAATTTTTATCACAAAAATATTTAGATTCACTTTGGGATATAGCTGCGATAGTACTGTGTGTGTATTGGATGAGGCAATATTACGTTGAAGAATAGAAAGTGAGGTTAGGAGAATGAAAGCTTTGAAGAAAAGAAAAATCAGAAAAGCGATTGCTCGTCGTGCAAAAGATGTTGAGAAGTATCAAGTTAATAAAGCTTGGAGAAACATTTTTGTACAAGCTGGTATTTTAAAGTAAATGTAAACAGAATACAGTCCGGCTAGAAAACTAGAGGACACCAATTCATTAAAGCAGCAATGAAGGCTGTTTTAGGAATAGGTGTCCTTTTTATTTTGAAAAGGGAGATGGGGAAATATGAAGGCACTAAAAGACCAATTACGTGAGTGGAAAAAGCAATCGAATCACACAAAAAAGAAAACGAAGGAAAAACGAAAAGAGAAGTTAAGCACTCGTGATATTGAAGGTTTAATGGGAATCCATGGGCCTCGTTATGAACGTAGACGCGGAGCTTTAAGACAAAAGTAATTTAAAAATAAAAAGGAGTGGTCTTACATGACTAAACAATTATCTTTCTTGCCAAAAATCGATAGAGTAGCAACGCAGAAAAAATTAGAAGGTGTTCTGGAAAGCGTACGTTTATATAGACAGTTTGGAATGATGCGTGAAGAAATGAAAGTCACTCCTTCTTATGAAATTAGATATCACGGACCTACAAATGATGTAGGAAAGCCATTAGAAGATGTAGCGATGGCTAATATACAGCAAAGTAAACGAGAAGAGTGGATTAAGCAAACGTCATTTCGCATTGACCAGTTTCTTAGTCGTTTAGGCAATGGGCGTGCTGGAAAGGACCAAAGAAACATTATTATTAAGCGCTATTTAGAAGATGAAGATGTATGCGATTATATGGTGTATAACGAACTTGGCATGAGTGAGCGTACTTATCGACGCGTTAAGGCTAGAGTATTTTATAAACTTGCTTTTGCTCTTAGATTAGAGGTTTATGAGACTGAAGAAACTGGAGGTAATGAATAATGAATTTTGTTCAGCCGATACGTGATCCAGAGCAAATACAGCAGCTTAAAGAGTATTTTAAGGAAAAGAGCTTACGTAATTACATTCTCTTTATTATGGGCATTAATACAGGCCTTAGAATCTCAGATATTCTGAAACTGAAGGTAGGAGATGTTAAAGGCAGTCATATATCCATGAGGGAAAAGAAAACAGGGAAGCAGAAACGAATACAAATTACCGCATCTCTTAAAAGGGAGCTTAAATGGTTTATTGAAGAAAGAGAAGATCATGAGTATTTATTACAAAGTAGACAGGGGAAGAATCGTCCTATTGGGCGCAGCATGGCATATAAGATATTAAGTGGAGCAGCGGCAGAGTTTGGATTAGATGAAATAGGCACACATACGCTGAGAAAGACGTACGGGTACCATATGTACATGCAAACGAAAAACATAGCATTACTTATGGAGATATTCAATCACTCGTCAGAGAAGGTCACATTACGTTATATAGGGGTAAACCAAGATGCAATGGATAAAGCAATGACTAGGTTTAAAATCTAAGCATTGCTTTTTCTTTTTGAATCTATACAGTTACTCATAAATTTCGTACTGTGTAACTCAAATATGAAAGTTTAATTAAGTCAATGATAGCAAGGGATTTGGCTAAGGGGTCAGTTACACACAATACAAGATATGGGTAACTCATTAGAGAAAGAACAGGGGGAATAAGCAGTTGCCAAAAACTAATGATTTGGGTAAAACAGTTGCAAAGAGTAAGTTAGGATATTGATAGGGAAAATAAGTGGCAGAGTCGTGACCGCTTTTTGGCAGGAAATGTGCCGGTTGTTTTGGAATCAGCGTGATATATTTGTATTGTGAGAAGTGGCGGAAAACACAACTCACTATGTTGTTTCTAAAATTCTAAACGGCTTCATAATGACGGCACATAAAATCCGAAACCAGCAGATGGTACTGATTAAATGTTACCGTTAATAAGGAGAGCTTTTGCTCTTCTTCCAGTTACTTAATAAAATTTTACATATTAGGTGATTGGAAGAAGTTTGAAACTTCACGTACCAGATTCTATATCTAAAATACTCCAAATGTATTCGTAAATTAGATTAAGGAAATGGACGGGATGAAAAATGTTGAATCAAGTATTTAATATGGATTGTTTAGAAGGTATGAAGATGATTCCAGATAAAAGTGTAGATATGATATTATGTGATCTACCATATGGAACAACAGCTTGTAAATGGGACAGTATTATCCCTTTCGATTTGTTGTGGCAGCAGTATGAAAGAATTATAAAAGATAATGGAGCTATCTTATTAACAGCAAGTCAGCCGTTTACAACTAAGTTGATTGCTTCAAATATGAAATTGTTTCGTTATGAGTGGATTTGGAAAAAAGGAAATCATGTAACAGGTTTTCCAAATGCAAATAGAATGCCGTTAAAGAATCATGAAAATGTATTAGTGTTTTATAAGAAGTTACCTAAGTATTATCCACAAGATTTAATCTTATTGGATAAGCCAATATATCAAAAGAGCACATCGAAAAAACTAAAGATATTTGGTAAGAGCAACAATGAATCATTAAGTAAAGTACATGTCACAAAGTATACCAATTATCCAAAGTCTGTTATTGATTTTCCGCGTGATAGCAAGACGTTTCATCCAACACAAAAGCCTGTAGCTTTATTTGAATACTTGATTAAGACGTATACAAAAGAAGGCGAAACGGTATTAGATAATTGCATGGGTAGTTTTACCACAGCTATAGCATGTATTAACACTAAACGTAATTACATTGGATTTGAGATGGATGAAGAGTATTGGAAGTTAGGTAACGAAAGGGTTAATAAACACATGGAAGCATTAAAGCACCTGTAATGGGTGCTTTTTATTTTGGAGGGATGAAGGATGGCTAATAACAAATTAAAAATTAATATCGATGTTGATACAACTGAAGCATTAAAACAAATGAAGGAAGTAACGGAAGCTGCTAATGAATGTGCAGATGCGATGGATAAATTAGAAAAGATTGTGGATAAGTTTACAAATCGAAGTGATACCGTGGAACTTTATTGTGAAGGTAAATTGTTATCGAAGTCTACAATTAATCATACAGCTGATTCAATCCGAGGTCGTGTAATTAAAGGAAGTGAGATAAATGAAGCTAACTAAACAAGAACAAGCGGTTATAATCAGCACATTCATTTCGATGTTAGGAACAGATCTTATAAATGAGCGTATCAATAAACAAAAATTAGAAAGTGTGCTTCCTATCTTTAATGAAATGGAAGATAACACAACACCAAAGCAAAGAAGAGAAGCAATGGTTAGTTTGCTTGATAAAACAATAGATGAATTTTTAAAACAATAGCCATAAAAAAAGGAAAAGCAACTCGCATGGGGGCGAATTACTTTTCCGAGTGGCAATGTTAATTTCATTATAGCAATTTGTATTTATTTGTAAATATATAATCGGAATATTCTTTCTTAAGGAGTGAGGGAATGGAAGTAATTATTGTTTGTGGAGGAACATTAGGTGAAGCGTTTGATATGTTACGCAAAGCTTTTATAAATACAGCTAAACAAATTGAAGAGTTCGTTGAGCTAATTAAAGATGCTTGTATGTACGAGGAAGAACCAAAATATAAAGAACATATTAATTTTCCTTTTATACCTGTCAAAGTAATGAAGTCGCAAGTAATTGATCGTAAACCTAAATACATTAGAGCAAGGACAGTTTGCTAAAAGGAGTGAGGATAGATGCAAGTCTATTGTTCTAGCTGTAATAAAGATTACGACATGCAACCACAAGTAACGCAACTTCCTAATCGTATTGAGAAGTGTTTCTTTATTTGTCCTCATTGTAATCATGAACATGTTGCTGCATATGTGAACGATAAGATTCGTAAGCATCAAGCGGATATAGCTAAGTATCATGAACGGATTAATAAGAAGAACCTAGCTATCGAGGATGAGATGAAACGATTGAGGAAGAGGATAGAAGGTGCCAAGTAAACCATTCAAACCGTGCAAGTCGTTAGGTTGCAATGAACTAACACGGGATAAGTATTGTAGTAAGCACCAAGATAAAGTACAAGAGAACACAAGATATTATGACAAACACATACGAAACAAAAGCTCACGTTCATTCTATAACTCAAGATTGTGGAAGGATATGCGTGAGCTTATTTATCGTAGAGATCATGGCTTATGTGTTCAATGTAGAAGCAATGACATCATTAAGATAGGTGATGTAGTCGATCATATCATACCTATTCGAGTAGATTGGTCAAAACGATTAGAACCAACGAACTTACAAACACTCTGTCACGCTTGCCATAACAAGAAAACAAAAGAAGATGAGAAGAAAAACAGAAAATGATTGGAAAGAAAAAATTCACAAACAACCCCCCACCATAAAAAAGCAAAAGGCGAATCCCTGGAGACCGCCGCCTAGCTTTCCGTGTAAAAAATTCGTTTTTTTTCATAAAAGGGGGTTCAACTAAAGGAGGTGGTTCACATGGGACGAAAAGCAAAGCCAATTCATTTGCAAATACTTGAAGGGAATAAAAATCGATTAACTAAACAGGAAATAGAGCAACGAGTGAAGGCTGAACAAAGTATTCAACCAAAAACGAATAGAATAAAAGCTCCAACTTGGTTAAATGCCGTAGCTAAAAAAGAATTCAATCGTATTTCTAAAGAATTAATGGAATTAGACCTTATTACCAATGTAGATATTAATGCTTTGGCAGCTTATTGTGATGCCTACTCTGATTACGTTGAATGTACAAAAATTATCGGTGAAGAAGGGTTAATGGTTGAGTATACAAACAAAGCAGCTGAAACCAATAAAGTGCCACATCCCTTATTAACTAAAAAGAAACAATTACATGAACAAATGAAGTCGTTAGCAATTGAATTTGGATTAACACCAAGTTCTAGAGCATCTTTGGCAAAACCTAAGGGTGACGACAAACCCAAAACCAATGCAGAAAAGCGGTTTGGTGATAGGGTATGAGGTTAGAAGAAAGACTAATGCAATATGTTTATGACATTTCGGACGGTAACATATTGGCTTGTAAGAAACATAAATGGGCTTGTGAGCGTTTTTTAAGAGATTTAGAACGTACACAAGAGGATGAGTGTCCATTCTATTTTGATATTGAACAGCTATATGATTTTTATGAATGGTGCAAGCAATTTAAACATTTTAAAGGTGTATTAGCAGGGCAATATATTGAATTAACCGATTTTCAGTTATTCGTAGCAGCTAATATATTTTGTTTTCTTATTAAAACTACGAATAATAGACGTTTTCTACGTGTATTTATTGAACTTGCACGAAAAAATGCAAAGTCGCAATTCTTGGCTCTCATTGCTTCTTATATAACTTTTTTATCTGACCAACAAGAAGAATGTTATATAGCTGGTTGGGATAGACAACAATCAAGCCTTGTGTACAATGATATTTTAAAACAACTAGGCGCTTGTGATATGTTATCTAAAAAATATAAGGACTCTTATGGGAAAATCACGCATATAAAAAGTGGTTCAACAATAACACCACTTTCTAAAGAAGCAAAAAAGACTGGTGATGGTACAAACCCATCGCTTGGTATCGTTGATGAATATCATGCTCATGATACTAGCGAGATTTATGATGTAATTGATTCAGGAATGGGTGCACGTGAGAATACATTGATGTTCATTATCACCACAGCAGGATTTAATATCAATGGACCTTGTTACAAGGAGTATAAATACTGTTCAAGGATATTAGATCCAAACGATTTAGGTGTGGAGAACGATGAATATTTTGTTGTTATTTGTGAACTTGATAAAGATGATGATATCAAGGATGAAACTAATTGGATAAAAGCTAATCCAATAGTAGCAACTTATGAAGCTGGGATGAAGAAGCTCCGAAGTGATTTAAAAGTCGCTCTTGATAACCCTGAAAAAATGCGCTCTTTTCTAACAAAACGTATGAATATATGGGTTAACAGGAAAGAGAATGGTTATATGGATATGTCCAAATGGAATAAGTGTGATGAAGTAATAGAGCTATCTGAATTAAAAGGTATGGAATGCACAGTAGGGGCTGATTTATCAGCGAAAATTGACTTGACTAGTGTGGATTTTGAATTTAAGAAAGATGAAAAATACATTGTAATTAGTCATAGTTTTATACCGGAGGATACTTTATCCGAAAAAATGAAAACAGATAAAGTACCATATGACATTTGGGCGCAGCAAGGTTGGATTACTGTAACACCTGGTTCAGTAGTGGACTATAATTTTGTCAAAGAATATATAAAAACTATGGAATCAGATAATGATTTTAAAATAAAGGAAATATGTGCTGATCCATGGAATGCAACTCAATTTATGCAAGACATGGAAGCGGAAGGGTATGTAGTTGTAGAAATCCGACAAGGTATGGCTACTTTATCAGGACCCACAAAAGACTTTCGTGAGCAAGTGTATCAAAAGAAAATTATTCATAATAACAATCCAGTTCTGAATTGGGCAATTGGAAATGCAGTTACTAAGCAAGATGCCAACGAAAACATTATGTTGGACAAGTCAAAGGCAACAGAAAGAATTGACCCGATAGCGGCTGTAATTAACTCACATGTTCGCTGTATGCTTAATTCTGGTGAGATGGACTTAAATTCCTATATTTTAAGTCAAGATTTCTCATTCTAGGAGGAATTACATGCGCTTTTTGCTATTTTTTATGAGTATTTTAGAAGATATTCTATTGATTTCAGGGTTGTCCATTATTGTAGGGACGACTTTTTTTGTTAATCCGATTTATGGCTGGTATCTGTTAGGTATTATTCTCACAATGCTGGGGGTGGTGATGATAAGAAGATAGAAAGGAGGTGAAACTTTTGATTTTTCGGCATTTATTTAGGAATCAGGACACGACAGATTTAAAAAACCCTTCTCCTTGGTTTAAAAGCTTATTTGGATATCAAGCCGCAAGCGGTGAAAAGGTAACGGTTGAGTCCTCTTTAGGTGTTCCGACGGTTTATCGGTGTATTAACATCCTTGCAAATAGTGTTGCGATGCTTCCGTTTCAAACATTTAAAAAGACAGCGAAGGGAAGGGAACGGGATAAGGCACATCAAGTGTCTTTTGTTCTAGAAAGAAGACCTAATCCTTACCAAAGTCCATTCAAATTCAAACATTTAATAGAAACACACCGTAATACATGGGGAAATGCCTACATCAATATTCATTGGGGTGTGGATGGCAGACCAAAAGAGTTGTGGGTATTAAACCCGGCTGTTACAACCCCGACTGTGGATTTAAAGACTAATAAAATATGGTATTTTACTAGTTTGCCAGATGGTACACCTGTAAAAATACCTGATGATGACATAATTCATCTTACTACATTGTCCACTGATGGTTTAAAGGGGAAACCGCCTATTCAAATTGCAAGGGAGTCTATAGGTAGCTCACAGGCGGCCCAAAAGTTTAAAGGTAAGTTCTTTACAAACGGTGCAGCGCATAGTGGGATATTAAAAACGCAACAAGCACTTGGTAAAGAAGCGAAAGATGTTCTTCGTGATGCATGGGAAGAAGCGAATACGGGATTAAATAACGCTCAAAGAATAGCCATTTTAGATGCTGGACTGGAATTTGAAAAAGTTGGTATGCCTTTAAAGGATGCTCAATTTATTGAAGGAATGAAATTTGATAAAGGTGAGATTGCAAACATCTTTAATATTCCTTTGCACATGATTAATGAGTTGGATCGTGCTACTTTCTCCAACATTGAACAACAGGCGTTGGACTTTATCCAAAATACATTGAGCCCAATTCTTATTCAGTATGAAGAAGAGTTTTCTTACAAAGCTTTTTCATTCAATGAGCAAAAAAGATACTATTTAAAGTTTAATCTAACAAGTTTACTTCGTGCTGATTCTAAATCAAGAGCAGAATTCTATAAAATTATGTTGGATGCTGGTGCTTTCTCAATTAATAAAGTACTAGAACTAGAAGATATGGATGGAATTGGAGAACACGGTGACAAACATCGTGTGGATTTAAACCATGTATCCATTGAAATTGCAGACGAATACCAATTAGCAAAAGCTAATAGGAACTTACCGCAGAAAGGGGGTGAGGACAATTAAAGACGTGTTTACTATTAAAAATCAAACAGATTCTTCAGCCGATCTATTCATTTATGGCGACATCATAAATAATACCGGATGGAAATGGGACGATTCCGATGTTATGCCTGATGATGTGAAAAATATTCTAGGTCAGTTGGATGATAAAAGTAACTTAAATATCTATGTAAATAGTGGTGGCGGTTCTGTGTTTGCTGGTTTGGCTATTTATAATATGCTAAAACGAAATAAAGCGCAAAAAACTGTTTATGTGGATGGCGTTGCGGCCTCTATTGCTTCAGTTATTGCTTTAGCTGGTGATCGCGTTGTTGTTCCTTCCAATGCATTCTTAATGATTCACAAGCCATGGACCGTTGGTGTAGGTAATGCAAATGACCTTCGTAAAATGGCAGAGGACTTAGACAATATTGAGTCAGGAATTATGAATGTATACAAAGAAAACTTAAAAGAGGGTATTGAAATTGAAGAAATTCAACAATTAGTGGACGCTGAGACCTGGTTAAGTGGTGAGGAAGCTGAAAAATACTTCAATATTGAAGTTGTGGAAGCAAAAGAAGTTGCAGCATGTATGAGTGATTACTTTGATAAATACCAAAAAACACCTAGTAAAGTAGTAGCAAAAGCTCCTTCTATTCCAAAGAAGGATAATAATGAACAATTAAAAATCCAAAATGCACTAGACCTGTTAGAACTATAGGTCTATTTTTTGTGCCAATACAAGGAGGAAATACCGAATGGATAAACATGAACAAGAATTACGTCAAAAAGTTGCTGATTTAAAAGCTAAGGCTGAAGAGTTTAACAACAGTGGTAAATATGAAGATGCAAAAGCTAAAATTGAGGAAGCGAAGAACGCGAAAAATGAACTAGATAACTATCTAGCGATGAAACAAATTCAAGTTCCTGATCCTGTAAATTCACAAACAGGAGCATTGGTTCCAGACTCAATTAAAAATGAAGATCCATCATACAAAGAAGTATTTATGAAAGCTATTCGTGGTCAAAATCTAACTCATGAAGAAGCAAGCGTTATGCAGGAATATAAAGCAGCATTATCTGAGAATACAGGTAAAGATGGCGGTTATATTGTTCCGGAAGATATTACAACAACTATTAATCAGTTAAAACAAACGGTTGATAGCTTAGAACAGTATGTAAATGTACAACCTGTTTCAACAAATAAAGGGGCCCGTACATTAGAAAAGCGCGCAGCGTCTACACCGTTTGCTCCATTATCCGAGTATGGGAAACCAAATGCGATGCAAGAAATTGCTTCTCCTGAATTCGATCGTTTATCTTATGCTATTGAAGATTACGCAGGCTTCTTACCGGTTCCCAATGATTTATTAGATGATACAGATCAAGCTTTAGAAGAATATTTACGTCAATGGATCGCTAAAAAATCTATTGCTACTCGTAACTACCTAATTTTACAAGAACTTAACAAATTGACAAAGGTAGATTTTGTGGATTACAAAGGCATTAAAACAGCATTAAATGTTACATTGGACCCAGCTTTTGCAGCCGGAGCTAATATTTTCACTAACCAAGATGGATTCAATTACTTGGATCAATTAGAAGATAAAAATGGTCGTCCGCTTCTTCAACCAGACCCAACAAATCCAACACGTAGTTTATTGTCAGGAAAACCGGTAATTACTTTATCAAATAAAACAATTGCTACAGATAAAGATGGGAAAGCGCCTTTCATTGTTGGTAATTTAAAAGAAGCCATTATTCTTTGGGATAGAAAACAGTTATCTATTGATATGACCAAAGAAGGCGGAAATGCTTGGAGAACAAATACTTCTGAATTCCGAGCGATTGAGCGTGAGGACGTTACATCATGGGATACAGAAGCAGTTGTGTATGGACAAATTACGGTTGCACCTAAAACAGGAGCTTAATAGAGTAGGGGGTGTCCTTCTTGGTACTGAAATTAGAGGAGGCTAAAGAGTATCTTCGTGTGGATGGGAATGAGGAGGACATGCTCATTACATCCTTAATAACAGCAGCTGAACAATATATTAAAAACTCAACAAGTAAAGATGTAAATTTGAATGACGAGCTTGCTAAATTGGCAGCTCGTATTTTAATTGCTCATTGGTATGAAAATCGTGAGCCAGTTGGTAAGACTGGCAAACTATCATTTAGTTTACAATCAATATTAATTCAGTTGCAATATAGTGTAGGTGATTCCACATGAATCCAGGTAAATTAGATAAACGTCTTACATTCCAAGTAATAGACGAGGATGCAAAGAGCCCAGACGGTGATCCAATAGAAGGATATAAGGATTCTTTTACTGTATGGGGCTCTTTTATTTTTTTAAAGGGAAGAAAATACTTTGAAGCAGCCGCAGCTAACAGTGAAGTGCAGGGTGAAACGGAAATCCGATTTCGCGAAGATGTGAATGCTGATATGAAGATTAAATATAAAAATGTAATTTACGATATTATTTCAGTTATTCCAACTGAAAAACACACGTTGTCAATCATGTGGAAGCGTGGTGGAATGAATGGCTGATGGGGTAGATTTGTTAGGATTTGATCGTTTAGTTACTGAATTAAATCAAATGGGGTTACGAGGAGAGGAAATTGAAGATAAAGCTCTTGCAGCAGGTGGAGAGCCTATTCGAAAAGCTATTTCAGAAATAGCACCAAGAAGTGATAGTCCTAAAAGGGCAACAAAAAGCGAACCTTGGCGTACAGGTCAACATTTAGCTGATAATATACGAGTTACAAAAGCAAAAATGGAAGGCGGCGTAAAAACTATCAAGATTGGGATAGATAAAGCGGATCGTTCTCCATATTTCTATGGAAAGTTCATAGAATGGGGAACATCTAAAATGCCAGCTCAACCATTTATAGAACCGGGCTTTAATTCTTCAAAAGAAGCAGCAATTCGCGCTATGACAGACATTTTGAAGAATGAAATGAGGTTAAATTTATGATAAATTTACGCCCTGAAATTTTGCAAGCTCTTGAAAATAATCAGGAGCTTGTTTCTTTATTAGGTGGGAAACGCGTTTATTATCGTAAAGCCAAAAATGCTGAAGAGTTTCCGCGGATTACATTCTTTGAATTAGACAATAGGCCAGATAGATTTGCAGATAATGAAGAAAGTGAAAGTGAAATTACATTCCAAATTGATATTTGGTCAAAAGGCAGTACAACGGCAATCCATCAAAAAGTGAATGAAATTATGAAAAGTATTGGTTTCTGTCGTTATGCGGTTGCTGATTTATATGAAGATGATACACAAATTTTTCATTACGCGATGCGATTCGCGAAAGGAGTGGAGTTATAGATGGCTGGAGAAGTTATTAAAATTAGTTCGACTGTCGGTGTAGATAGCCTTGTTTATGCAAAGTTATTGAAAGATGATGCAACAGGTGTTCAGTACGATACTGTAAAAGTAATGGAGGGCGCTGTAAAGATTAAAACATCGAAAAAGGTATCTTCGGAAATTATGTGGAGCGATAATAAAAAGTCTGAAATAGCTGAATCGGATGGAGAAGTAGAAGTGGAAATCGAACTTCGAAGTATTTCTCTATCAACAAAGGCTGATATTGAAGGATACCCTGAAGTTACCGATGGTGTATTAGACGAAAAACGTGAAAATGAAAAGCCGTATTTAGCAATTGGGTGGCGCTTCTTAAAAGCTAACGGAAAATATCGATATGTTTGGTTATTAAAAGGGAAACTTTCACAAGAGGAAGAAGAGGGTGAAACTAAGAAGGATAAGCCAAACTTCCAAACAACGAAACTAAAAGGTTCATTTATTGAGCGTGATTTTGACGATAGACCGAAGTTTACGGCCGATGCTGATGAACCTACATTTACAAAAACTGTCGGAGATAATTGGTTTAAAAAGGTATATGAGAAACCTGTGGCACAACCACCAGGAAAGTAAGGGGGAGCAAAAGCTCTCTCTTTTTTTATTAACTAAGGAGGAATAACTATGAAACTAACATTAATGATTAATAAAGAAAAACAAACTTTTAATATGCCGGAATTTATTCCAGCTCGCCTTATCCGTCAGGCGCCTGAGCTTGCTGAAATCCCAAACAATCCTGGTCCAGAAGATATGGATAAAATGGTTCAATTTGTGGTGAAAGTTTATGATGGTCAATTTACATTAGATCAGTATTGGGATGGTGTGGATGCCCGTAAATTCCTATCTACAACTTCAGATGTAATCAATGCAATTATAAATGAAACTGTGGAAGCGGCTGGTGGTAATCCTGTATCTGGAGAAGCAGAAAACCCAAACGCGTAGAGGGAGGAGGGCTAACGTTCAGTGAATTTATGGACGAGCTTTACCTCTCTTTATTACGTCAGGGATATAAACATCATCATATCGATAATGAAATGGATATTTGGCATTATTTAAGATTGAATCAAAAGTATCGTGAACAAGGTAACTCAAATGGTGGAAGTCAAAGTTCAAATGAAATTGAAGTTCCAGCAGAAAACATTATCTAGCAAGGGGGTGAGACATTGGCAAATGAAATGAATAATTTAGTAGTTAGACTTTCCCTTGATAATGTGAATTTCCGTCAAGGCATAACCAACTCGGGACGTGCAGTAAGGACATTGCAGAATGAGCTGAAATCTGTTAGTACAGGAATGGGTGGATTCGCAAATGCTAGTCAACAAACACAAGCGAAAATGAACACACTCAGTAGGCTCATCGATGCGCAAAAAGAGAAAGTTAAAGCATTACGACAAGCCTATGATCAAAATAAGGCTAAATTAGGTGAAAATGATGCAGCAACTCAACGATATGCTTCGCAAGTTAATAAAGCAGTTGCTGATTTAAATAGATTTGAGAATGAGCTAAAACAAGTGAATCGTCAGGCGCAACAAACGGCACTGGATAAATTAAATAATTCATTGAAATCTTTACAAGCTGAATTTCAAGCGGTTACAACAGGAATGCATGGGTATACCAATGCAACTGAACAGACGCGAGCAAAAATCGATGTCCTATCCCGTATGGTAGATAAGCAAAAGGAGAAAATTAAGGAACTTCAGTCAGCTTACAATCGCGCTAAAACCGAAGAAGGAGAAGCGAGTCAATCAGCACAACGTTACGCGGAGCAAATTCATCGGGCTACCGCTGAACTGAATCGATTTGAAACTGGATTACAGCAGTCAAATCGTGAATTAGAACAGCAAGGCAATCGCCTTCTCAATTTCGGAAACCGTATGGAAACACTGGGGAATCATTTACAAAATGCAGGAATGCAAATTGGTATGGTGTTTGGTGGAATGACCTACGCTATAGGACGTGGTTTAAAATCAGCGGTTACTGAATCAATGAATTTCGAACAACAGATGGCTAACATTAAAGCGGTATCTGGTTCTACTGGTGAAGAAATGAAAAAGTTAAGTGAACTAGCCGTTAATATGGGGGAAACAACGAAATATTCCAGTGTTCAAGCGGGACAAGGTATAGAGGAATTAATAAAAGCTGGAGTTAGTTTAACAGATATTATAAATGGTGGTTTAGAAGGTGCCCTTAACTTGGCTACAGCAGGAGAGCTAGAATTAGGCGAGGCGGCTGAAATTGCATCCACAGCCTTAAATGCTTTTAAAGCTGATCATCTTTCAGTAGCAGATGCAGCCAACATATTATCAGGTGCAGCAAATGCATCAGCAACAGATGTACGTGAGCTGAAATATGGTTTAGCGGCATCATCAGCAGTAGCAGCAGGAGCTGGGATGACTTTTAAAGACACAGCTACCACTCTAGCTGTATTTGCACAGAATGGGTTAACATATAGCCCCACTGTGGAGAAATTCGCAGCGTAAAGGACGTGAATTCGGTAGAAGCTAAGGTGAAGCTATGCCAATACCGAGCCAAGCTGGATAGGAATATTCAGAAGGTGTAGAGACTAGAGGGAGTAAGCGAGAACCGTTGAAACCTCCACGAGCGCGTCCCATCCTAACGTGGAAGACGAGGATGATGATATAGTCCGATACTCCAGTGAAAATTGGAGAATATGAGATAAAGAGCTCATATATAACGAATGTAAAAGGTTCAGATGCAGGTACATCGTTAAAAACAATGTTAATGAGACTGAATCCATCTACCAAAGAAGCATATAACAAAATGCGAGATTTGGGTCTTATCACTTATAATGCACAAGCTGGATTTGATTTCTTAGTAAAAAACGGTATTCAACCAGCGTCCAGAAATGTAGGGGATATAGAAGTAGCTTTAGAAAAATATGTAATGAAAACAGAAGGGGTAACAAAATGGAATGATAAATGCGATACAACATTTCGTGAATTAGCAACAAGTTCAGCTTTCTTATCATCAAAATTCTACGATCAACAGGGTCATATTCAAAGTCTAGAAAATATTTCAGGGACGCTTCATGAATCGATGAAAGATTTAACAGACCAACAACGAAGTATGGCTTTAGAAACGTTATTCGGTTCAGATGCCGTACGTGGTGCGACTATCCTATTTAAAGAAGGAGCTAAAGGTGTTAATGAGATGTGGGATGCGATGTCTAAAGTTACGGCAGCAGATGTTGCGAAAACAAAGATTGATACGCTTCAAGGAAGAATTGTTTTATTAGATTCAGCATTTTCTACAATGAAAAAGACAATTGGTGATGCACTTGCTCCTGTAGTTAGTGTTTTTGTTGCTGGCTTACAAAAGCTTGTTGATGGATTTAACTCTTTACCTGGACCAGTACAAAAGGCAATAGCAATTACAGGTGGTATTGTCCTTGCTTTAACAGCTGTGGCTACAGCGATAGGTGTTGTTTTAGCAGCGTTTGGAATGATTGCTTCAGGAATTGGTTCTTTATCTCTTGCATTAGCATCAGTTGGTGGGATTGCTGGAATTGCTGCTGGAGCAGTTGGATTCTTAGGAAGTGCGCTTGCGGTTTTAACAGGACCAATTGGTCTAGTAGCAGCGGCTCTTATAGGAACTGGAGTAGTTGCATATAAAGCATATCAAAAAGCAACTGAAGACAGTATCGCTTCAGTAGATCGTTTTGCTACAAATACAGAAGGGAAAGTAAGCTCCTCAACAAAGAAGGTTCTTGGCGAGTATTTTAAACTGTCCGATGGTATTAGACAAAAGTTAACTGAAATTAGATTGAATCATGAAGTGATAACAGAAGAACAGTCGCAGAAGTTGATTGGTCAATATGACAAATTAGCTAATACAATCATTGAAAAAACCAACGCAAGGCAACAAAAAGAAATTGAAGGGCTTAAAAAGTTCTTTGCTGATTCGTATGTATTAACCGCTGAAGAAGAAAATAAACGAATCGAACAGTTAAATCAGCACTATGAACAAGAGAAGCTAAAAACGCAAGAGAAAGAAAATAAAATTAAAGAAATTCTACAAACGGCAGCTAGAGAAAATCGAGAGTTAACAACGTCTGAACGTATTTCTTTACAAGCTCTACAAGATGAAATGGACAGAGTTGCTGTTGAGCATATGTCTAAAAATCAAATGGAGCAAAAGGTTATTCTTGAAAATATGCGTGTGCAGGCTAGTGAAATTTCAGCTAGACAGGCAGCAGAAGTTGTAGAGAATAGCGCCAAAGCAAGAGACAAAGTTATCGAGGATGCGAAAAAGACTCGTGATGAAAAAATTGCAGAGGCAATTCGCCAGCGTGACGAAAATAAAACAATCACTGCTGATGAAGCGAATGCAATCATTGCAGAGGCAAAACGTCAGTATGATAGTACAGTTTCTACAGCTCGAGATAAGCATAAAGAAATTGTGAGTGAAGCAAAAGCGCAAGCTGGTGAACATGCAAATCAGGTAGATTGGGAAACTGGCCAAGTAAAATCGAAATATCAAGTTATGAAAGATGATGTTATTCGAAAAATGAAAGAAATGTGGTCGGATGTTACCAACAAATATGAAGATATGAAAAACTCTGCAAGTAACAAGGTAGAGGAAATAAAAAATACAGTTTCAAGGAAATTTGAAGAAAAGAAAAAAGCTGTCGTCGATAAAATGAAAGAAATAAAGAGTGATATTGAAGAAAAGTGGAATACAGTCGAAAAGTTCTTCAGCTCTATAAATTTACGTTCTATTGGTAAATCAATTATAGAGGGGCTTGGAAAAGGAATAGATGATGCTTCAGGAGGTCTATTTAGTAAGGCTGCTGGAATTGCAAACGATATTAAAAAGACTATTTCCGGAGCGCTTGAAATAAATAGCCCAAGTAAGGTTATGATTCCTTTGGGTAGTGCAGTTCCTGAGGGCGTTGGCGTTGGGATGGATAAAGGTAAACGTTTTGTTGTTGATGCAGCAAAAAATGTAGTCGGAACCGTTAAGAAACAAATGGGGAATATGCCATCTGTTTTTGATTTTGGATTCCAAATGAATCAATATAGTATCCCGCAAAATACATTTAGCGATTTCAGCGGATATATGCAACCGCAATTATCTTACAACAATCCATCTATGGCAAAAACAATATTCCCAAATAGACCAGCTGGAGAACAAGAACTGAATTTAACTGTAAACATGACCAATGTTTTAGATGGAAAAGAGCTTGCAAACGGAAGTTACACCTATACTACAAAGCTTCAAGATCGTGAACAAAAAAGAAGATCGGAATTTTAAAGGTGGTGAGCACGTTGGGGAAACTCAGTTTTACTTTTAATAATATTAAAAAAGATTATATTCAAATGCTAGTTGGAAGAAAACGCCCTTCATGGGCTCCAGTAAAAAGAAGATTAGTAAGAGTCCCTCATCGCGCAGGGGCTCTTTTACTTAATACAGAAACCGAGGAACGTCGTATTGACGTTCCTCTTGTTATTAAAGCGAAAAAAGATATGGCGGATTTACAAAAGTTAAAAGAAGATTTAGCGGATTGGTTATATACAGAGCAACCCGCTGAACTTATTTTTGATGATGAATTAGACAGGACTTATTTAGCATTAATTGATGGTTCTGTTGATTTGGACGAAATAGTCAATAGAGGCAGAGGTGTTATTACTTTTGTTTGTCCAATGCCGTATAAATTAGGAAAAACAAATACTCACAAATTTACGCAAGAGTGGTCTACAGAAACAACTTCTTATTTTACTAATAAGGGAAGTGTAGAAGCTCCAGCATTAATTGAAATGACTGTAAAAAAACCAAGTACCTTTTTAGATGTATGGTTTGGAGAGTATCCGCATAATCGTGATTATTTCAGAATAGGCTACCCTCTGACTGTGGAGCAAACCACGGTACAAGAACGAGAAAGAGTCATGTGGGATGAAATGGCTACTCCTGTAGGTTGGACTCCTGTTACGGGACAGGTTGAAGAAATGAAGGGTACAGGTAGTTTTAAATCAAGAGATGGTTACGCATTATATTGTGAAGATTATGGACAAGAGAAAGGATTCCACGGAGCGATAGCTAAGAAAAACATTCCAGGCGGCCCTATTCAAGATTTCGAAATGGAAGCATGGGTGCGTTTGAAATCTAAAAGTATTGGAGAAATGGGGCGTGTCGAGGTATTGCTTTTGGATGATACAAGTAATATTGTCGCACGAATCAACATGAACGATTTATATTGGGATGCTGAAATCACAAAAGCATACATGCGTATTGGGAATTCCGGAACACCTAACAGTATAAGAAAATTAGTAGATACAAATGGAGCACATCCTAATACATTCAATCAATTTTACGGTAGGTTACGTATAGCAAGGCGAGGTAAAGAGTGGTCTGTTTATGTAGCACGTTTTAGAGATGGTACTGAAATCGATGATGCATCACTTCCAGTGCAGTGGGTTGATGAAGTAGGAAATCCAATGACAGAACGAAAAATTGCACAAGTTATGATTGCGATATGTAAGTGGGATAATAACCAACCTGTTGATGTAATACAAATTGATGATTTAAAGATTTGGAAAGTAAACAAAGTCCCATCTAATGCACAACCATATATCTTTGACACTGGAGATAAAATTGTTATCGATACGGAGAAAAGTCTTGTCACAATCAACGGGAAGAATGCAATCAATATAAAAGAAATCTTTAGTAATTTCCCCGTCGTAATACGTGGGGAAAATCGTATCGATATAATGCCACCTGATGTAAATGCAACAATCAGTTATAGGGAGAGATATAGATGAGGACACCAAGCGGGATTTTACATGTTGTGGATTTTAAAACAGATCAAATTATCGCAGCCATCCAGCCGCAGGATTATTGGGATGACAAACGGCATTGGGAACTTAAAAATAATGTTGATATGTTGGATTTCACTGCTTTTGACGGAACAGATAATTCAGCTACGTTACAACAGCAAAATCTCGTTTTAAAAGAAGTTCGCGACGGAAGGATTGTGCCATATGTTATAACAGAAACTGAAAAAAATTCTGATACACGATCTATTACCACATACGCTTCAGGAGCTTGGATTCAAATTGCTAAATCAGGGATTATAAAACCACAACGGATAGAGAGTAAGACGGTTAATGAGTTTATTGATTTAGCGCTTTTAGGTATGAAATGGCAACGTGGAATTACTGAATATGCTGGATTTCACACAATGACAATCGATGAATATATGGATCCACTTACTTTTTTAAAGAAGATTGCATCTTTATTTAAACTGGAAATCCGATATCGTGTTGAGGTTAAAGGGTCGCAAATCATTGGTTGGTATGTAGATATGATTCAAAAACGTGGGTATGATACGGGCAAAGAAATAGAATTAGGAAAAGATTTAGTCGGTGTAACACGTATTGAACATACACGTAATATTTGCACTGCTTTAGTTGGATTTGTAAAAGGTGAAGGCGACAAGGTAATCACTATTGAAAGCATTAATAATGGTCTACCTTATATCGTAGATGCAGATGCGTTTCAAAGATGGAATGAACACGGACAACATAAATTCGGATTTTATACACCAGAAACAGAAGAATTAGATATGACTCCAAAACGTTTACTGACGCTTATGGAAATAGAATTGAAGAAGCGTGTCAATTCCTCAATCTCTTATGAAGTGGAAGCACAATCAATTGGTCGTATTTTCGGCCTAGAACATGAACTAATCAATGAAGGCGACACAATCAAAATTAAAGATACAGGGTTTACACCAGCATTATATCTTGAAGCACGAGTGATAGCTGGAGATGAATCTTTCACAGACCCAACACAGGATAAATATGAATTCGGGGATTATCGTGAGATAGTTAATCAAAATGAGGAATTAAGAAAGATTTATAACCGTATCCTCAGTTCATTAGGCAATAAACAAGAAATGATTGATCAGCTAGATAAATTGGTTCAAGATGCTAATGAAACAGCTAGTAATGCAAAGAAGGAGTCAGAAGTAGCAAAAACACTAGCTGAAAAAGTACAAGAGGATATTAAAAACAATACGGTTGAAATTATAGAATCTAAGAATCCACCAACAACAGGACTTAAACCTTTTAAAACGCTTTGGCGTGATATTAGTAACGGAAAGCCTGGTATTTTAAAAATATGGACAGGTAAAGATTGGGAATCGGTTGTACCCGATGTTGAATCGGTTAAACAAGAAACACTTGAGCAGGTTAATAAAGATATTCAATCTACAAAAACAGAGTTGAATCAAAAGGTTCAGGAAGCGCAAAATCAAGCAACAGGGCAGTATAACGAAGTGAAGGAAAGCTTACAAGGTGTTAGTCGCACAATTTCTGATGTGCAAAACGAACAAGGTAATATTAATAAAAAAGTAACTCAAATAGAACAAACCTCAGATGGATTTAAAACTTCTATTGAATCGTTAACTAAAAAAGATACTGAAATTAGTAATAAATTAAATACGGTTGAATTAACTGTAGACGGCACAAAAAAGGCTATTTCTGATGTTCAGCAAACAACAGGTGAACTAAAGCAAACGACAACTGAAATTAAAGAACAAGCAGGGAAAATCACCGAAAAGTTAACAAGTGTAGAAACAAAGGTTAATAACGATAAAGCTGGAGGACGTAATCTTTTATTAGATTCAAATATTAAATATGAAAAAACAGATTATCTAATCAATCAATATTCTCTAACTGAAAATTTCTTTGCAGGTGAGGAATATACCTTTGTAATTAAGGGAAGTGTCCCACAAGGTCAGAAATTTGGGGTTTGGCAGAATGGTAGTTCGAATAACGTTGGATATGCAACAAGTGTTTATGCTAATGGAATAACGTATGTAACCTTTAAAGCTGTTGCAACTACAAGCGGGAATGAACGAAAGTTAAGTTTATATAACTACCCAAGTAATACTACAAAGGCAATTGTAGAATGGGTTGCTTTATATAAAGGGAATAAGCCGCAGGATTGGACACCAGCTCCTGAAAATCAAGTAACAACTGATGAATTTACCAAGAAAACAACTGAGATTGAAAAAAGTGTGGATGGTGTTAAAACTAGTGTAACGAATGTTCAAAACAGCCAAACTGGATTTGAAAAGCGTATGTCTACAGTGGAGCAAACAGCAAGTGGATTATCTTCCACAGTAAGTGATTTAAACAATGTAGTATCAGATCAAGGGAAGAAGCTCACTGAAGCAAATACAAAACTTGAACAACAGGCAACAGCAATTGGAGCAAAAGTTGAGCTTAAACAAGTAGAGGATTATGTTGCTGGATTTAAGATTCCAGAGTTGAAACAAACAGTTAATCAGAATAAACAAGATTTATTAGATGAATTAGCCAATAAGCTTGCAACTGAACAATTTAACCAGAAGATGACTCTGATTGATAACCGTTTCACTATCAATGAACAGGGTATCAATGCTTCCGCTAAAAAGACAGAGGTATATACAAAAGAGCAAGCAAATGGACAATTTGCCACATCATCGTATGTAAGAGATATGGAAACTCGTCTACAGTTAACTGAAAAGGGCGTTAGTATATCTGTAAAAGAAAATGATGTAATTGCAGCCATTAACATGAGTAAAGAAAACATTAAGTTAAATGCTGCACGAATAGATTTAGTTGGTAAAGTTAATGCTGAGTGGATTAAAGCGGGAATGCTAAGCGGTTGCCAAATTCGAACATCAAATACCAATAACTATGTTAGTTTAGACGACCAATTTATACGCTTATATGAAAGTGGAGTTGCTAGAGCGTTTCTGGGGCATTACAGAAGATCAGATGGTGCAGTACAACCGACTTTCATCTTAGGTTCAGATGAAAGGACTAATGCTCCAGAAGGCACTTTGTTTATGTCTCAAGCAGGTGCAGGATGGCCCGGGGCTTATGCGAGCATTGGTATTAGTGATGGTATAGTTGATGGTGCAGTTCAAAAGTCTGTGTATTGGGAGTTGCAAAGAAACGGAATAAGCGTTCTAAATGCTAATGATTATCAAGCGTTTTATACAGGGAATGGAAATTGGTATTTCAGACGAGGAAAACCTGGATTATATCAAACTTCGTTAGTCCTTGAAGATAACGGTTCAGACGCAGATTTAAGATTTCCAAACATTACATTACGTAATAGCCGTGTGGCTGGATATACAGGTATTATTCAAGTAAAGTCATCTGTTACTCAAAATGGGTGGGGATCTGTTCAAGGTAATTTTGTGCCCCCTTCACTACGAGAATACAAATCTAACATTCGTGATGTTTCTTTTTCAGCCTTAGAAAAAATTAGAAGTCTTAAAATTAGACAATTTAATTATAAGAATGCTGTAAACGAGCTATACCGGATGAGAGAAGAGAAAAGTCCCAATGATCCACCATTGACAACAGAAGATATTAAAACATACTACGGAGCAATTGTAGATGAATGTGATGAAGCGTTTATCGATGAAAGTGGTAAAGGAATTCACTTGTATTCATACGCATCCATTGGGATGAAAGGGTTACAAGAAGTTGATACAACAGTACAGGAACAGAAAGTAGAAATAGGAAATCTAAAATTACAAGTAGCTAGTCAAGAAAATCGGATAGCGCGATTAGAAGAATTATTACTACAACAATAAATTGATAAGAAACCAGAGCAGCCATAAGCTGGTCTTTTTATTTTGCACAAAATACGGCTTTGAGTAAAAATTCAATTCATAGATCAGGAGGAGTGATTTCGCTTCTCTTTTTATTTTGAGGAGATGATCAGTGTGAAACGAATAGTAGACCAAGCAATTTATGAAAAGCATGTTAGCCAAGAAAACAAAAACCTAGTCAAAGATTTTCTAATTGAAAAGAAATCACAAGGGAAAGCGGCAAGCACTTTACAGCAATATCATTGGGATTTACGAATTATTTTGTTTCTATTACATCAACACTTCGAAAATAAAAATCTAATTGAATTAACACGTAAGGATATTCGAAACTTATCTATTATTTTTCAAGAGCTGGGAATGTCTAATGCGCGTGTAAATGGACTGATGAGTGCATTAAGGTCCGCGTTAGAGTTTTGTGCGGATGATGACGACTATAATTATGAATTTAATGTAGGTTCACGGGTTAGAGGATTACCTAAGAATCCAGTCAGAGAAATCACTTTTATAACTGAAGAACAAATTGAGTGGTTAATCGATGAATTACTTGAACAAGAGAAATATATGTTAGCAACCTATTTAGCGCTTTCTTATTACAGTGCAGCAAGGAAGAATGAGGTCTACCAAGTTCAAAAAGAAGAACTGACAGAACGTTACTTTACAAACGTAGTACGTGGTAAGCGAGGTAAGAAATTTAGATTGTATTACAATCCCCGAGTACAGAAATGTATTCGTTTATATATAGAACAGCGTGGTAAAGATACTATTCCAGATTTGTTCGTACGAGTTTATAAGAATGGTGAGCGAAAACTTTTAAATAAGAGTGCATTTAATTACTGGTGCAAGATATTCGCTAAGATGCTATGCGAAAAAGAAGGTAAGGAATATAAAATTAATCCTCACTGTTTTCGTCATAGCAGATTAGATAATTTAAAAGTGCAAGGTGTACCACTAGAAAAATTAAAATCACTTGCAAATCATTCGGATATTTCAACAACACAATCCTATTTAAAAGACAGGAGCGAAGAGGATATTGCAGATATTTTCGGAATGGATCCAAGTTGCTTTGCAGCTTAAAGGGAGGCTTAATAAATGCCAGAACAAAAACATGATGACTTTAAGGAATTACTAGTTGGATTAACAAGGGTGGAAACTAAGCTAGATACACTCGGCAATGTTAAGGATGTTGCAATTGAAGCGCAACAGTCAGCGAAAAGTGCTCATTTGAGGATTGACCGATTAGATAAATTAGTATTTTGGATTGGTACTACAGTAGTCGGAGCTATTATCACGGGTGGGATAATGGCTCTTTTTAAATTTGCAGGGAAGTGATCGTATATACGGTCACTTTTTTTATTGGAGGGAGGTGAGAAAATGAAAAACTTTGATGCAGCTTCAATTAGTCGTTATGTCGTATTAGTAATTGCTGTGATAAATAGTGTCTTAAATCTTGTGGGATACCAAACGATTGATGACAAAATTACAAACGATTTAGTGGCAGTAATTACAGGAGCTTTCACTCTATATATGGCATGGAAGAATAACTATTTAAGCAATAAAGGATTACAACAAAAAGATGTATTAGAAAAAAATAACTTACACTAAAAGGAGATGTTGAACAATGGGCTGTTTCGCAGGATCAGGTGGTCATAATAGTATCGTACAAGGTGCAAATAGCGTTTATGGGAAAGAACATGTGGAGGATAGAAGGTTTCTTGACGCAGTTGCTAAATATGTACAAGCAGCTGGATGGAAGTATGTGAATTGTTCTGATGAGGTTGGAACGACAAAAGCAGCAGTTTGGAGTAATGCAGCAAATAACCATTTACGTGTAGCAGATAGTGATGTAGATTTACAGTTTCATTTAAATGCCACTCCAGGCGGTACAGGTTGTGAAGTGTGGTTACATCCTTCATACGGAAATAGAGAATTGGCGGCAAAGATTTCAAAAGCAATGGCTGATGCATTTGGATTAAGAGACCGAGGTATTAAATTAACAACAGATTTAGGATGGATTAATAAAACTAAGACTGGATTACTCCCTGAAATTTGCTTTATCGATAATGAAACAGATATGCAAAAATACCGTGCTAACTTTGATAAGGCAGCTAAAGTGGTAGCTGAGGTTATTGTTGGCAAAACAATTCAATCAAGTACAAATAATGGAGAGGTGGAGATCACAGTGAATAAATTTAATAAAGTTGTTACGTATGAATTTGGAACAGCGTTAGTACCAGAAATGTTAGGAATGATGGATTCTTTAGGATATGAATCTCGTATTATTTCTGGTGGGGACAAGCAAGGTCTAGTTAGATTTGAGACAAATTACCGCCAAGGGAATGAATTAGATCGAGCAACAGTATGGTTAGATGCGAAAGGACTTAAATACTTCTATACAAAAGAATAGTTTGATTAACAAAAAAGCCGTCATGTGACGGCTTTTTTTATTGTTCAATTACTGTTGCACTAATTTTAGGCATTCCTGTTTTATCTTTTTCATCATAGGCGCCATAAATCGTTACTGTTGCACCTTTAGATATTTTTAGCCCGCTTTTGAGTGTTATGTCATTTTCATTTGATTGCACACCACTTTGTGCAATTTGAATAGTGTACATACCTTTTCCATCATTTTCATTTGTACTTAAGACAAAAGAAGGTAACGCTGAAGATTTTAATAATAAATCTACCGTTCCCGTAGCTTTAAGCCTTTTTCCTTTTTCGTATTGACCTCCATTTGCTTTAACAAAACTAACTTCTTCAGCATCTTGCTTTATCTTCTTATTTAATTCATCCTGAGATGTTAAATCTTTTTTAGTTTCTGGTTGGGATTTGACGTTTGCTTTTTCGCTTGATTCACTTTGTTTAGAAGAATCACAAGCTGTGAGACCTAACAATAAGGTACTTCCAATGCAAATACCTATAAGTTTTTTATACATTTTCATTATCCCCCTCTATATCCTCTACCCAAATTTCTTCCATGTGCAATTTTAATTCTTTTGCAATTTTGTAAGCCGTAAGAAAACTAGGGAGCGTCGTATTATTAACAAGTGAGCTCATTGTAGTTTGACTAATTCCAATAAGTTTTGAAAATTCCTTTTGACGTATTTCCCTTTCAGCAAAAATAATACGAAGTTTACATTTTAATCGCACAATATCACCTCTTTAATTATATACAATTCGCATATGGAAATGTGTCCTCCTTTAATTTAATCAACGAATATTTAGAAAAATTTAAATGGACAGGCAATATAGCCCCTTCTAAGTCATATACCTATATCAAGACCACGAGGAACACCAAGTGGGATCGAGGACAACAAGAGGGGAGAGAGCGCGCATGCGTTGGCAATATTCACACTTAAATGAAACGCCTTACCTGTATCCATCAAAAGAATTAAGAAGTATGTATAGAAATTCCGATGGCAAGAAAGAAACAAATGCAATTATGGACCACATGGAAAGACATGAGGTTTTTGATAATCGTGAGTACAGAGGTTATTACCGTTTGTCAAAAGATATAATGGATGATTTATATGAAGATGAGGATGAAGTGCTTGAGTGGGGAGATGTCATTAATGAGTATCAACCGGTTATGACACCGAAGGGATTACAACTCATTCGAAAAGAGGGATTCAAATGACAATCGTAGGAGAAGCAATAGTAGTATGGACGGCAACAGGCTTGTCAGTTATTACGATGAAGGTTGCAAAGAAAATGGGTCAGAGTGTTCCATATTGGCTTCCACGTATGACCATGTACACAACGCTCACAGGCTCGTTCTTGTATCTTCTACGATATGTTCTCTTTGCGTTTCTATAAAGGAAGAGAGTTATGGAATTTGAGTCGCTAGGGCTAACAACGAAACTCCCTTGTACGAACGATGTTTACTTGCGAGGGAGTTTTATACCCAATTAAGGGTATAAAAAGGGGGAGAAAAATGATTGAATTATTATTGGTGCCAGCTACTGGTTTAACAGTCGCATTGTTCGGTGATAAGTTCAAACGTAAAGATGATGATAAGCGAAAGATACAAGTGTTCTTTGAGGTATCTGGAATTGCTATAAAGAGAGAAGACAAATTGCATTATCCGAAGTTTCAAAAGCAAGTCGATGATGATCGAAGCACAACTTTTATTTATACCTTGCCCGTTGGAATGCCAAGTAAAATTATTCAAAAGGTCGAGGATGTTGTAAGCGAAGGATTAAATAAGCCTGTTCGAATTCAATATGATAATTACAGATTGAATATTCGTGTATTCCATAAAGAAATACCGAAGAAATGGGATTGGTCTACACGATTAGTGACAAAAGGAAAATGGCGTGTACCGATTGGCCAGAGTTTAGAAAGAATTATGTATCATGATTTCGATGAAACGCCACATATGGCAATTGGCGGGTTAATCCGTATGGGGAAAACAGTTTTTTTAAAGAATATGTTTACTACCTTATCATTAGCAAATCCTGATCATGCACATTTTTATTTAATTGATCTGAAAGAAGAAGGATTGGAGTTTAGTGAATATAAGAAACTGCAGCAAGTTGAAATGATAGCAGAAACACCGCAACAAGCGCATGCGATGTTAATAAAAGTCATGGAGAAGATGAGTGAGCGCGGAAAGTTCATGAAAGAGCGCGGCATTAAGAATATTGTTCATACAAAAGAAAGAAATCGGTATTTTATCGTTATCGATGAAGGTGCGGTATTAGCTCCAGCAAAAGGATTACCAAAACCGCATAATCAAATGTTAGAAGAGTGTCAATATATGATCAGTCATATTGCGCGAGTAGGTGGAGCGCTAGGTTTTCGAATTGTTTTTTGTACGCAATATCCAACTAGTGATTCGTTGCCAAGAGTCGTGAAGCAGATGTCTAATGCCAAACTAGGATTTAGATTACCTACACGTACCGCATCTGAAGTTGTAATTGATCAGCCGGGATTAGAAGTATTGCCATCCATTCCAGGAAGGGCCATTTACATGAAAGACACCTTCACTGAGTTACAAGTACCTTTTATTGAAGATGAGATTATGTGGAAACATCTTAGAGAATATGAGGTGGAGAAGGATGAGTACATTGAAACAATTGAAGAAAGAACGTCAGATGATGATACTTGCGACGATTAGAAAGCTGCAGTTTGCCACCAGACGGCATTTAATGTGTGTGCATAATATGGGTGGTATACGGAATGCAAATCGTATTATGAAAGACTTAACGCCTTTTATTAGTCGTGTTACTTACTATAAAGAATATGTTTACTACTTAAATAAAGAAGGGCATGCATTACTAGGGGAAGGAAAGGTTGTTTCTAGAAATAGAATGGAGCATGCGATATTGAGAAATGAAGCGTGGCTGCATTTATTTTGTCCTGATGATTGGCAAATAGAAACAGAAATAAAATATAGAAAAAATGGTGAGAAAAAAAGAATTATTCCTGATGTGAAGTTTCGTGATGAGGAAAGTATACTTCATGCAGTTGAAATAGATCGCTCACAGAAAATGAAAGTGAATGAAGAAAAGTTGAAAAAATATGAAGAACTCACACAAATTTATAAACAAAAGCATAACGGGAAAGTACCAGTTATTCATTTCTTTACAGTGACAAAATACAGAGAAACGAAACTAGAAGAGTTGGCAGCTAAATATGATGTTTTTGTGAAGGTTTATGTAATAGAAGAATTTTAA